GGCTCCGTAGTCGGGTTGGCCTGCATCCTGCTGGGGATGCTGCTCGTCAGCCTTGACATCCCGCCGGCTGAAGCGGTCGGGCGGTTCCTTGAGAACTACGCCTGGGTGATCGGTATCCTCGCTGGCCTGTGGTACTTCTTCCGCGGAGGCTTCTCGCTCCCGTGACGCAGCTCAAGGTCGTCGGTAACCCGAAGCACCGCCGCTACACCCGGCGGCAGAAGGCCACGGCCGTCATGGCCGCCACGCTCACATCCTCGGTCGAGGCCTCGGAGACGACCGGCATCCCGCGCAAGACGATCGCCTACTGGCTCGATGACCCGGAGTTCGCCGCCCTTCGCCAGAAAACCCGTACCGAGATGGCGGAGGGCTTCACCGTCCTCGCTCAGTTGGCCCAAGCTCGGCTGCGCGAGTTGCTCCCAGTGATGGAGCCGCGTGACTTGGTGATCCTCTTGGGCGTCTCGACCGACAAGGGCCAGTTGCTCTCCGGACAGGCAACCGATCGCACTGAGCACCGCGAGTTGCTGAATGACTTCGATGACCACGAGCGCGAGCAGATGACCGAATGGCTGAAGGAACTGGCACGTCAGAGGATCGGCGATGCTGTCGGTTCCTGAGCCGGTCCTGCAGCAGGTCAGCCGGGAGCTCGCCTACCCGCTCGACTACGCCTCGCCCGAGCACCAGGCGTTCTTCGACTCCCGCCATCCTGAGCTCGTGGCATCGGGCTGGATGGGTGCGGGCAAGTCCAGAGTCCTGTGCCAGAAGGCATGGTGGGTGGCGAAGACCTACCCCGGCGTTACCGTCGGGCTGTTCCGCAAGGCGCAGAACTCCATCGCCGCGACCACTGAGCGGACCTTCGCCCGGGACGTGGTGGACTCGCTGTACCTGAAGGCTGGCTACGAAGGCCGCAACAAGTCCGAGCACTGGTGGGGCCTGACGAACGGCAGCCGCATCTACTTCCTCGGCCTCGACCCCGATCCGATCACGGGCGTTCCGTCCAAGGTGGGCTCGCTCGATCTGGGCTGGGCCGGCGTGGATGAGGCAGTCGAGCTGACCGAGGAAGACTGGATCATGCTCCTCGGCCGTCTCCGCGATCCGCGGATGCCGTGGCACCAGCTGGCCGCGGCGACGAACCCCGGCCCGCCCAAGCACTGGCTCCGGGCACGGATGGGCGCTGATGCTGCGCGCCGGTTGTTCCTGACGATCAGCTCGAACCGCTTCCTCTCGGCGGACTACCTCGAGATGCTGGCGAACCTGCCTGACACTGCTGCTGGCAAGCGATTGGGCCAGGGACTGTGGGTCGCGGCGGAAGGGGTCATCTGGACGCTGCCGGAGGCGCAGATACGCGCTCCCGAGACGACCGAGTACAAGCGCGTCGTGGCAGGCGTGGACTGGGGCTTCGTCCACGCCTTCGCGTGCGAGGTGGTAGGTCAGTCAGGTTCCGGCAGACTCGCGGTGATCGACGAGGTGTACGAGAAGGGCGAGACGATCGACCGCATCATCCCGGCCCTCCTGTTTCTGAAGGAGCGCCACAAGATCAGCATCTTCTACGCGGACCCCTCAGAACCCGCGTACATCGCCCAGTGCCGTGCGGCAGGGCTGCAGATGGAACCCGCGGTCAACGACGTCTCACCGGGCCTCGCGGTGGTGTCCAAGGCCATCGCCGCGGGGATGACCGTCGATCCATCGTGTGCGGGCCTACTCCAGGAGATGCCCGGCTACACGTGGGCGCCATCGAAGCTGGGCGGGTTCCAGGAGAAGCCGATCGAGCTCAACGACGACGCCTGCGACGCTCTCCGCTACGCCATCGCCTCGCTGGATCCGGCGATGACCCAGAACCCGTGGGCGCAGTTGGCCGGCAAGCGAGTCGGAGCGGTGGCGTGAGGCTACTTGTGCTTCGGAACGGGCCTGAACTCACGGTACGGATTGCGTGTCACGGCTGGGCCGCTGATGGTAGCGGTCGGGGCGCGTGGTTCTCCGGGACGGGTCGCCTCGATGGCTCGGACGTCGATCATCGACATGATCGGCTGGTACGTGCCAATGGCGTGGCCGTTGACCGTCACGACAACCGGGGACTTCAGGGTGGCGTAGACCTTACGGAACTGTGCGCTGGGAAGCTCATCCATGCGCAGGATTGTACAACGGTGTACATGTGACGCTGCCCACCGTCTCCGTTCTCGACGCCGCCTTCGCTCTCAGCGTCGCCGGTGTTGCAGCGTTAACTGGCAACCCCCTCGGCGCTGGTCTCGCCATGCTCGTCGCGGCGGCGTGGTTCGGACTCTCGGCCTACCTCGCTGACAAGCGCGCCGCCTGATGGCGATCTACCTCGCGCCCCGCCCGGCCCCGGCACCGGAAATGAAGGCCGGCCCAATCGGCTCGGGTGCAGGCATCCTCCAGTCCGAGTTCCCCTTGGCCCTCATCTTCGGCCGAACTTCCCAGGCCAAGATGCGCCAGGCGTACAAGATCGGCATGGAGGTGCCGTGGGTACGCAAGGCTGAGGGGGTCATCGCCTCACGCCTGTCCACCGTGCCCTTCGCCATCGAGGACGCGGAAGACGAGACGGTCGACGACGACTATCCCAACCCGCAGGCCGTCTCGGCGTTCGATCTCATCGCCACCCCGCAAGGCAACCTGACCGTCGGCCAGAAGCTGACCCGCTCGCAGCTCTGGCGGCTCACCTCCCGGCATACCGGACTGTGCGGCAACTCGTTCTGGCTCAACGACGCCATGAACGCCTTCGGCATCCCCAACGCCAACCTGTACATCCGACCCGACCGGATGAGCGTCAACGAGGACGCCAACGGCAACCTGCGGTCGTGGCAGATCGACCGCACGAATACGAACCCCGGCACCGAGGTGTCGCTCGAGCAGATCCTCCACTTTATGCTCGAACCGCCCGACGAGGGGCACTTCGGCCCGGGCCTCGTCGAGACGTGGCTGCTCCGCTCTCGGATCACCACCCAGCTCGACCAGCAGCTCAGCCAGGTGCTCACTGGCGGCGGGCGGATCACCGGCATCCTCTCGCCCAAGCAGGGCAGCATCGAGCCGGGGTCTGATACCGCGGTGCAGATGGAGCGCGACTGGCGGACGATCGTCGAGCAGCCTGACGCCGCGACCCGTCTGCAGATCGTCTACGCCCCGGTGGAGTTCCAGAAGACCACGCTGACCCTCGACGAGTTGAAGATCGTCGAGCTGATGAAGCTCCTGCGGGACGACGGGCTGGCGTTCTGGGGCGTCCCACCGACCATCCTCGGTGTCCCTGCCTCCGCTGGCCTGAACTCGGGCGAGACGCGCAAGTACGACGAGGCGGCCCTGTGGCAGGGTCCGGTCCACGACCGCCTCGTCGTCTTCGGCGAGATGCTCCAGGACAACCTCCTCGATCGGTTCGAGCCGCTCCTCGGCTGGGCGCCGCAGCTCATCATCAACGAGCCGTCCTTCGACGATGACGCGCCGCGCTTCGACTTGCTGACCAAGGTCGTGTCGGTGGCCCTGACCGACGACGAGCGCCGCGATCTCATCGGCAAGCCGCCGCTGCCTAACGGCCTCGGCAACGTGGTCCGTCTGCCGATGACGACGGTCGAGGCGTTCAGCGTTCCGCCAGAGCCGGTTGCGCAGGCCACTGTCGCGCCGGTTGGCGTCAATGCGGCGCCGCTGACGGTCGCCAACGCCGCGTCGGTCGATGCCGCTGGCCTCGCGGCCGGGGAAACGTCGGCTGAGACCAAGCAGACCGAGGGCAAGGCGAAGACAGATGCTCTGCACGCCTCGCTGGTCACGCTGCGGACGCGGCTCGACGCGAACATCACCCCCCGGCTCACTGAGAAGCTACGCACGTGGCTGGCCTCCCAGAAGGCGACGATCACCAGCCGGATCCGGGAGAACGAGGCGCATGTTCGTGCCAACCCCCGGGACTCGTCGGTATGGTTCGACAAGCCCGCGTGGGACGCCTCGCTGAAGCAAGTCCTGGGGACACCCCTCGCCGGCGTCGCGACAACGATCGGCGCGCACATCGGGTCGGTGCTTGCCCCTGCCAAGGCGGCGTTCGACCCGGTGGAGCACGTCCTGACCACTGGTGGGTCACGAGTCGGCGGGATCAACGACACCACGCGCCTCGCGATCCAGGAGCAGCTCGCGAAGACGATGGCCGATGGCGGGTCACTCGATGACGCGATCGACGCCCTCGACGCCTTGCCCGAGTTCGACCCCTACCGCGCCGAGCTTATCGCCCGCACCGAAACGATGTTCGCCTACAACACCGCGGCCCTTGGCTCCTATCGCGACGCTGGCCTGACGATGGTCCAGGCGATCGACGGCGACAAGGACGAGGTGTGCGCTGCTCGCAACGGCCAGGAGTTCAGCATCATCGAGGCGTACTCGATCGAGGATCACCCCAACGGATCGCTTGATTGGCTCCCGGTGCTGATGTGACATGGCAGACGACCCTTGCGTTCGCGGTCGGTCCCGATGACACGACGCTGCGCGTCTCCGCAGTGCCAACGGACCCTCGCTACCCGTACATCATTGCCATCGAGTCGGAACGCATCGCCGTCCGGGGGATCGGTCCTAGTGTCCTGTATGTCGACCGCGGGACGGACGGGTCCGAGCGGGCTGCGCACGCCGCAGGGTCCGCCATCGTCCGCGACTACCCGCCGGTCAACGGCAACGGGTCTGCCGGCCCGACAGGGCCCAGCGGCCCACCTGGCGCAACCGGACCAGTGGGCGGAGCTGGTCCAACAGGCCCGTCAGGCGCTACGGGGTCAGTCGGTGCGACAGGTGTCGCGGGCAGCGTTGGCCCTACGGGCCCACAGGGCGTGGGGGCAGTCGGACCGACGGGTCCGACCGGAGTGGGCGCTGCTGGTGCAACGGGACCGACAGGCGTTGTCGGGGCAACGGGCCCAGTCGGTGCTACGGGTGTCACCGGTGGCGCAGGGGCAACAGGGCCGACGGGCCCAACTGGAGTTACTGGCAGTGTCGGCGCGACCGGCCCTGGCTTCAGCCCGACCTACACCGCGCTGGCGAACGGCACCACGGCGATGGCCTTCGGCACCAACTCTGCGGTCAAGGTCACCCCGACCGGCAACGCCACGCTCACCACGACCGTCCCCGCGGCAGGGCTGGAGCGTCAGCTGATGATCCTGACCTCGGGTGTGTCCTCGTTCACGCTCACCTTCGGCACCGGCTTCAAGCCGACGGCTACGCTTGCCACTGGTACGACCAGCGCGCGTGTCTTCGTCGTCTCCTGGGTCAGCGACGGCACGAACCTGTACGAGACGGCCCGGACTGTAGCGATGGTGGCCTGACATGGCAGAACTGACCTCCGCGTCGATCAACGACCTGCCCGACTCGGCCTTTGGATATATCGAACCCGGTGGCGAGAAGGACAGCGAGGGCAAGACAATCCCCCGCTCACTGCGCCACTTCCCGATCCACGATGAGGCCCACGTCCGCAACGCCCTCGCTCGCCTGGACCAGAGCCCGTTCGGTGACAAGGCACGGGCCAAGGTCGAGGCCGCTGCCCGCAAGATGGGCATCGGCGAACCGGCAGGCAAGGCGGCCGAGCTGAAGGCCGAGCCGATGGACACCGGCAGGCTCGATCGCTGGCTGGCGGGCAAGATCAGTCGGCGCATCCTCGTCGCCCCGTTCTACGGCCCCCTCCCGGCAGAGCGCTTCGGCTACAGCGACAACAAGGGCCGCGACCTCGATGGCGAGTACTTCCACCCCGACACCGACTTCTACGGCCCGTTCCCGTCGCTGCGCAAGAGCCGCGACCGGCTGACCGACTGGCACCACGCGACCTTTTCGGATGCCAGCAAGGACCCCGCCGGCGGGCGGATGAAGGGCGCGATCCTGGGGCACATCGTCATGGACGAGGACCCTGAGTCCGATGGCCTGTGGGCTGACTTCTGGGCCAACGCGGGCGAGAAGCGGCGGAACCTCGTGGCCGCCCTCGAGAAGCGCAGCGTGCCGATGTTCGCCTCCACCCAGCCGGTCAAGGCGGGCATCGTCCGCGGCGAGGCGGGTGCGCTCGACGTGTGGCCGATCCGCTACAACACCATCAGCACCTCTCCCCAGAACACCTACGCGGTCATGCCCGCCCTGAAGGCAGCGTTGACCGACCCCAACTTCGACGAGATCCCGGCGGATGCCGTCAAGGCGTTCCTCACCGGACTCGACTCGGCAGGGCTGGAGCTCCTGACGGGCTCGCTCGAGACGGCGGTGCAAGCTTCCGACTCGGGGGGTTCCGATGTGGTCAAGGCAGGTCGGGTGTTGTCAGCAGCCAACGAGACGCGGTTGCGCGCCCTGTTGGGCCAGCTCACCGAGACGCTCGATGAGATGGTCCGGCGCGAGATCGCAGAAATGGAGACACCCACCCAATGAGCGAGATCACGGGCGAGCAGCTTGACCAGCTGAACGCCCACATGCAGGAGCTCGTGCGCGTTCGCAACGAGTCCAACCCTGCCGCCAAGGCCGCCGACGGCGGGCGGTATGCCGCCGCGCTCGACGGCACCAAGGAGGTCGCCGACAAGCTGGCCGAGGCGGACATCGCCAAGGAAGACGCCAGCCGGAAGGCCCAGAAGGCCGAGATCGCGGAGGCAGTGAAGGCCGCCCTGGCGGACCTGCGCCTGCCCTCGCTGGCAGCGGCCTTGGGCCCTGGCCCGTCCACCCCGCAGACGCGCCGCAACGCCGATGCGGTCATCTCCGCCCACCCCGCGCTCAAGGCCGCCTTCTCCGACTACGTGCCCGGTGAGTTCCTCAGCGCCCTCACGGCGGTGAAGAACCTCGGCGATGGCATCGACGTCGAGCGCGCCCAGTGGGGCAAGGCCAAGCTCATCGAGCTCGGCGCATGGGAGATGGACCTCCCCGACAAGAGCCAGTCGTATTCCCTCGTCGGCGGCGACGGCAAGGCCACCCTGGGTGCCACGGGCGCCACGGGCGGCTACGTCCTGCCCAACAACCTCGTCGACACGCTCATCAAGCCCGCCACCCAGGCGGCCGTGTACCAGTCCCTCGTCACCGTCCGCAACGGCGTCAACGTGCGCGGCGTGGACATGCCGTTCCGCACCGGCGCTCCGGCCCGGGCGACGTTCCAGGACTGGGGCGCCACCAAGGAGAACGTGGACGAGGCCTACGGCTCGTACACCGCGACCCTCGGCACCATCGCGCGCGTCTACGACGTGGGCAAGCAGTACCTGCGGTTCTCCGCCGGCTCTGCCGAGACCGATGTCATGGACGAGCTGACCAAGGCGGTCATCCTCGGCGAGAACTACTACATCATCGCGGGCGCCGGCACAGGCTCGGTTGGTACGGGTGATCCGA